AGTAGATGATTGTTCGGCATAATGTGCTTCAACAGATAATAATTGTTCCTGAAGTTGGGGCATCATAGTTATTCTTGAAAGAGCTTCTGTTGGAGAGTGGAATCCAATATTTTCCCCATCTACTGACATACCTTTTCTATATGCTTGATAAGCTGCAGCCTCTTCATCCATTTTTTTAACTTCTTCATCACTTAATGAAGTAAATTTCATTCTATTTTCAATAGGATCTCCACCAAAAAATTCTTTAAATCCACTAGCTATATCTAGAGAAGTATTAACAAAGTTTTCAGCACTACTTAAAAAGCCAATCATTGTGGGAACAGTGTAAAAAGCAAATCCTGCTAACATATCTGTAAACATATCAAACCATTCACCATTTCCCATTTTATCAACTAATATTTCAGTAGCTCTATTCCAGGCTTTAGTTGCTCTTTGTTGTGCGGATTCTGTTTCAAGGCTTTCTCGGATTTGAGCAGATATTATTTTTCTAATTTCAACTTCATCTGTTCCTTTTTCTCGCATCATTTCAATCTGCTTACCAACATCTAATTGCTTCATCTTTTCTTTAATGTCAACATCATTAAAGTCTAAATGTTCTATGTTCATTATTTCTGAAGCAAGCTCATTAGATTCTAAAAATTCATCTAATGTTTGTTGTTTTGCAGCTAGTGCGGATGCTTCAGCAGCATCTGCTTTCATTTGATAATAATCATCTAATGATATACCAAAAGCACTAATTATAAGTTCTTGGTCTGCTAAATTATATTGTTCAAGTCCTCCTATTAAGGATAACTGTTTATTCATTTCTCTATGATAATCACCAAGTCGATTAGTTTCTGCATAAAATCTTAGTTTAGATAAATCTAAATGTACCCCAGTGATAGCATAGACTTGCATTTCTTTAGAAATACTATCTTCAATGTTAGTTAATGTTGCCCCTGCCCCCTCTAATGCACCTAGATTACCCCCAAAGGCTTTCATTTTAACCATATTTTTAGCTATAACATCTACCTCCCCACCCATAGCTGCTCTTTGTCTACCCGTAAGGGATGCAGCTTCATCCATTAAACCCCTAAAATTACGAGCTACTCCAGCACCTCTAGAAGTATCAGCTATATCAAATAAAGCATCATCGGTGAATTGTCTTAAGCTTTTACCAGATTTTTGAGCATCCATTGTCATTCGAGCAATAGTACTATCTGTAAAGCCCAGATAGTTTTTCATTTTTCCCGCCTCAATAGTATTTTCTGACATGGTGTCTCCCATCCCTGTCATAAAGTTCATAGATAAACCTAACTCTTCATTCAATAGTTTATTACCATCAACCATATCTTTTCTAAGAACAGTCATTCGTCCCTCAGATAAAGCTAAATCATTATACTGATTAACAATTCCACTTATATCATGCATTAAGTCTCTAGAAGCTTCTCTTGAAAGTAAAAGACTATTTGAGAGTTCAGCAGACATTTTAGAAGCCCCCTCCAATAAAGAAACAATTTTTTTAATTCCCTTTACAGCTAAAGCTACTCCCTGAACCGCTATAGCAGCTACAGCTATTCCTGGAAGTGCTTTAGCAAAAGTTTTAAATCCCTTAGCAAAAGCTTTACCCATAACGGCAGGACTTGAGGATTTTGATGAAGGAACACTTTTAAAGAATTTCTGGAAAGGGTTAGAGTTAGATTCAATCTCTGATGATAGTAGAGTTATTTTTTTAGCGTGTTCTTTTGCTGCACTACCTGTTAAGAGTTTACCATTAGAAGATAATAACCCCCACTTTTTAGCTTCAGCTTTAGTGAACTTCCCTCCTGAACCTATATGGGATTTAATTTCTTTTAAACGTTGTATTTGTTCAGATTCTTGTTGAGATGTTCTATAAGAATCTACTACTACCTGCCTAGCAGCTTTTTCAGCTTCTTCAAAAGCTATAGATAATTGAGAAGAGGCCCCTGCTATTTGTTGGGTGAGCTCAGATAATCCCCCAAAAAAACCAACAGCTAAGTTACTTCTAATCTTTTGAGTGAACTTAAGTCTTTCTTTAGTTGATTTAACTAGTTTTTGATTATCAATTTCTTGTAATTCAAGATTATCAACTATCTCAGACCCTAGTTTAGTTTTAGAATCCTCTAATATTTTCTTATTTAAAGCTAAAGACCTTTGATTTTTTAATAGTTTTTCTAGCTTTTTTTTAAGATCTAATTCTTCTTTTTTACTACCAACTTCTGATTCTATAGATGTTTCTAGTTCAAGTTCAGTATCAGAAATCGTATTTACTGATTTTCTAATTTCCTTACCTAGAGTTAATTGGAAACCTAATTCTTTGGTTTGACTTATAAGTGTATCTCTTATGGATCTGTTGGTACTCACCTACCTACTTTAGTAATAAATATACTTATTTACCTTTTTTCATGTTAGCTACATACGAAGGTACACTAACCTTCGGCCCTTCAGGTATGGCAGATTTGTTAGGATTATTGAGGTCAATATTAGTAGTATTACCCTTACCACTATTTGAATACTTTTGATGCATTTTTTGGTTAGCTTCAGCTTCAGCATCAAACCATTCTTTAAGTTTCTTAAAAGTAACGTTTCTTAACCATATGGGCATATTATATACGGTCATATAGTCATATCCACCTTTACCGTGGAAAACAACTTCGTGGATTTGATTAAAAACTGACGCCCTATATTGAGCAAGTTGGCTAGGATCCGAGGTGGGGATAAAAAAATTTTATGGTGATTGGCACCTCTATCTCATTTCCATCATCATCCGTGGTAGTTAAATCAATATCCGGTGAAGATTCCTTGATGAATTCGCGAAGTGCTAGTGAGTCTTGCGCGAGCATATAGTTGTCAATGAAATCCGCGATTTTTGATTTTTCTTCGTTTCCATCCACAGATACAATTTGGTGCTTCAATCTTGTAGTAACATTACCACCTTTAAACCCATGCTTTTTCTCGGCAGCCTTAACATCCTTTTCTATTTTTTCCTGATCTACTTCAGTTAAATATCTAAAAGTAATTTCAGTTTCTGATTTAGGAAGAGTAAAAATACCATATCCTTCTTCTGTTAAATGAGAAGTATCAAACTCTTTATTTTCAATTGTAGATAGATCTACATCATATTGTTTTGATGTTTCTTCACTATCCCCATACATGAAAGAATATTCAGAACCATATCCTAGTACTCGAGCTGCAATGAACATTGCATTTTTATCTCCAGGAACCATGTCTTTTACATTAATTTTACCCATAGTAAGGGATTCCATTAATTTATCTAGAGATGTTCCGTTTTTTATATTATTTGCATTAGAGAGAATATCCTCTTCTTTTGCGGTCATATATTTCATTTCAATAGTACCAGATCGAAGAGCATGATCTTCGGGGTATACTAATCCTTTAGAAGGAAGTTCGATGGTCTCAGTAGGGAAGTTAAACTTAGTTTCAGACATAGATTACAATTTAAAAAAATAACTTTTTATTCAGTGATAAATATATAAAGAGATAGGAAAAATTAAAAAAAAAATAAAAAAAAAATTAATCTATTCTTCCATCATAATAAGCAGGTGAAACAGATACAAAATACCCTTGTTCTATAGCTTGTTGATTAGTTAAAGTAGATACTCCATCAAATATAGAACCAGTATTAAAATATTCATCGTCAGTATACATTACTAAACACCTAGGATCAGTGCTTCCTGTATGAGGACATACACTATAAGCATATAATGATGTTCTTTGGTCTCTTGGAGGAGCATTTAGATCATAAACATCTGCAGAGGCTGCTAAAGCTGAGCTTGAGTTTGGATATTCGTAATATAAATACATAATTAATAAATTGAGTAATGGTTATTTATTGCTGTTTCTATATCAGATTCATCGCTTGATTTATCGCCATCATATACAATAAACTCTTGCATACTATAATTAGCAAATGAAAATGACCCATAACCTAATATAAAAGAACTAACAGAGTTGTCTAAACTACCATCAATAGTTAATAAATGTTGTGAAATAAAACTCGTACGTACTTCTCCTCTATTAGTTGGTGTATATGCAGCGGAGTTTTTTCTGTAAGTGTTTGACAAGTAATTAGGATCATTTCTCGTATTGGTTGATGTGTTACCGTTTTGTGCTATTAATTGAAATCTTGTATCCTCTCGATATAAAATAGCTCTGTCTGTTGATACCTTACTTACTGAGAAGAAATAATGCTGTCCTGTTGATGGTAAGTATGTAGTTTTTGTTCCCGAAAGATCTAAATGTGATCCATTACTTGCTGCTAGTCCTGTAATTATTGGTTTACCGTTTTCTTTTAATACTGCGCCGCTTGATACAATTTGAGGTTGGTTTGCTGTTGTAGTTTGTTCTAAGTTACCACCATTACCACTTTGATCATACCACTTTGTAATAAAACCATTATTTGAACCCACATGAGACAACAATGCTGTTTCATCTAAACCTCCATTTGAATCAAATCCAATATCTGCTTCAGTATTACCAGATGATTCTCGCACTCTCATTGCAGCTCCTGAATAAGTTGAAGATAATTTTCTAACTGAATATGCTATTCTTATATTATCTCCAAATTGATCTAGTAAAAAAGTTTGTCCTGCTGCTTTAGCAGTTGCACTAAAAAATGCTGCTATCATTGACATTACGATTCCTGATTGATTGTAACTAATGCTGTATCATTACCAATATAATGATAATATACATAATTTCTTTTGGTAGTGTCAAATGTACCATTTAAAACTTTAAATTCAGAACTTGTTAAATGTAGTCCAACAGAAGATGAAATATCAGTCATTATAACATTACCTAATATACTTGCATCTGCATCTATAGACATTGATAATGCCGAACCTGTAGTTACAGACATTATTCTATTAGTACGAAAGCTTAAAGTAGTAGTAAACGAAGAAGATACTGTTAAAGTAGTGCCAGCAGTACTACCTGATAAATTAAAAGAACCGTTAAATCCTTGAGCAAATACATTATTATTTACTTTTACTACATCAGTTATTTTTATATTAGTTCCATCATCGGATTGTAATGTTAAGGTACCATTACTACTATCAATAAAAGTAGCATCCGCCATATCTATATGTTGGATGGATGCAGATACAGTTGAAACTGATCCTGAAAATTCCACAGACCCCTGTGCAACCAATTTTCCAGTTGAAGTTAGATCAGTAAATTTTACAGTTCTATCCTGTATAGCAGGTTTTATAACTTTTGCTCTCATAGAAAAAAAATGTCCGGTAATAAATACCGGACACCCTTAAATAATAAATAAATAAAATAATACCTTAGAAATTCAATACACAATAATCCATTCCTACTACCAATGAGAGGTTTTGGGCTGCTGTGTCATTTTCCCAGTTATATTCTCCAAAATCAGCTGATTTAATAAATGATCCTTTTATTACCCATTCTGAAACAACATCTCCAACAGGTCCTAATACTTGAAGAGTTAAATCCTTTTTATAGAAATCAGAATAACCATCTCTACCGGTTACGGATTCGTGGTGTAAACGAGTCCATTGCATTATGGCTTGAGCACCTGAAGGTGTAATCGGATCATAAAGAGTGAATGTCAAGTCATTCCATTTTAATTTACCCTTAATTTTTCTATAAACATTGATATGTGGGAGCATTATTTCTTCTTGAGAAAATCCCATACCCGATACACCTTTAATAACGTACGCGGGAAAGCCATCAATGAACATTATAAACCTATTCTGAACTTTAGGTTCAAAGGGGGTAAAAAATATTTCGTTTGGGTTTAATACTGGCATTTTGCTTTATTTTATTATAAATATGTTAAATTTAAGTTTTTAATTAAGATGGAAATTCAGCTCCTGTTGGTAAAACATTGAAGTCTAGAACAATGAATTCTGCGGTTCTTGTTGGTTGTACAAATATTTGGCCAACTAGCCTATTTCTATCAATTACATCGGGAGTATTGTTGGAATCATCCATTACTACATTGAATGCAAACAATCCTTGTCGTTGTTGAACACTTTCTAAATAAGGGTTAACTTGAGCTAAGAAATTATTTCTTGTAGCTGCTGTGTTTTGTTCAAACACTAAATTATCAGCTACCTGACCTATAAATGTTTTAAGTGCAATCAATAATCTTCTTACATTCACTCTATCTAAAGCTGTAGCTCTAGTTTGTAATGTTTTCTGACCAAATACTACAACTCCTCTTCCTGGGAAGGTTGCTAATGGGTTAACTTTATTTGTGTAAAGATCATCTCTATTAGCTTGAGTTAATTTTCTTTCAGCTTGATTAACTCTACTTAACCCTCCTCTATTAATGCCAGCAGGTGCAAACCATGGTTCAGATACATTATCTGTAAATGCATATACCCCGGGGATAAGAGTTGATGGGAAAACAAACTCAAGAGTTCCTAAATCTGGTTCTTGGATTTGGACCCATGGCCAATAAGTAGCAGCATATGAACTATCAATTTGACCTGCTTGAGTATTTACATTAGTTATAGTGCTATTATATGCTACTAAATCAACTACTGCAATAGCATCACCTCTATTTTCACAAACTGAAATTAGATTATTTACTTGGGTTGAATAACCCTCATAATATAATCCTGGTGCTGATATTACATTAAATCTAAAGTCATCTTTATTAGCATGAAGATTAATAGCATCATCATAGCTTGTTCCAACTACCCCTTGAGTAGATGTAGCATTAATTTTTTGGTATAAGGTATCTGCTCCAAAATAAACATCTCCATTACCTCCACTAAATGTACCACTTTGGTTAATTGGAATAGAACCCGTAAGAGCATCTTTTGCAGTTCCATTATTATCAAAATAATCTGGAGTATTATTATTAACTGCTTTAACTCTAACGTATCGGGAAGCATTTCTATATGAACCCGTGGTTTGTAAATAAATATCTGTGCCTGATCCTCTTACAGTTTGAACTTGATCTCCAATTTGTTTTATAATATAGCTAGGGGATTTCGGGTCTAATGATAAACCAGCAAATTCCTCAAGAACTATCTTATTCTGATCTCTATCATCTCCTCTTCTGATAACAAGAGTGAAAGTACCTTGTGAGGTATTAGAATCACGAACTTCCCATCTAAAGTTATCATCAGTACCATTGGTCAAAATACCATTTGTCCCTACTGTAGAAGTACCATCACTATTAATACTATTTAATATAGTTCCTTCGGATAAAGTTTCTAATACAAAGGGATCTAGTTGGTGAGAAGGACCTCCTGAACCTGTAGCAATTGCTGAACTAGAAGCTGCATTAAAAGCTGCAGATAGGGAAACAATTCTAGTGACAGCTAGTGTTTCACCTCCATTATCAAAATAATTTTTAGCTGCAATTGAAGTTAAGAATGATTTTTCTACTCCTCCTACTCCTGATCCACTAGTAAAAGTAGTCCCAAATTTAGATTGATAATCTGAGTAACTTGTTACAATAGTAGGAATATTAGGTTTACCTTTAACTGTGGGACCTAACAAAGCAGCTCCTACTACTACGGGTTGGGATGTAATCTGGGACTGATCATTTTCTCTCGTCAGTACACCGGGGGATACAATTGTTTCTGCCATTTTAGTTTATTTAAATTTTGGTTATAAATATGACAAAAACCTTTAAAAAAAACTTACAAAGGAATTATTTCCCCTGTATCTAATGATAAACGTCCCCTCCCATATTTTTGTTCGAGTTGTTGAGCTACAACTTTTTCTCTTTCTTGAAGTGCTACTAATTCAGAATTTAGGGTTTGTTTTTGTCTATCTAACCCCATAATTTGAGCTTCAGCTACTCCAATTTTACCTACAACATCATCAAATTGGTCTTTTAATTCAGTAAGACTTTTAATTTCTTCTTGTGTTAACTTTTTATTTTCTTTAGACATGACTTATTTTTACTGGTATAAATATAATAAACTTTTATTAAATTACAAAATTTAATCTAAACCCACATTAGGATCTCTCCACTCTGAACCTGTTAGAATATTTTGTATTTCTGAATAAGAATATAATTCTTTAGTAGTTAATGTTTGTATAGAAGATGGCATATCCCCAAAAACATACTTTACTACCGTTTTAGTTTCGGCTAAATTATATATAACAGTATCAATAGATGTTTCTAATACCTGATTAAAATCTATTTTATTTAACTCGGTAACATCAAATATAACATATCTATTATCATGTTTACTCATTATTCAAATCTTTCTTTTATAGCATTATAATTTATAGCTACCTCATCAGCAGTTAAAATTCTATTATAAAATCTTGTTACTGCTATCTTACCATCCCAAAAAAATCCTGATCTGTTTCCACCAGCAAATATATTATGTGCTGTTGCAAAACTTGTATCAGTAGATGTACCTTGAGCAAATAAACTTCCATTTAAATACATTTTAGCACCATTTGAATCAGTAGTTCCATCCCACATACAAACTAAATGGTGCCATGTATTTAGTGATGGGTAAGTACTTGAGATATTAACTATATAAGATGAACCGTTACTTATAACAAAAATTA